CAAACGGAAATCCAGGCCGATATTCGCCCCCGGCGGCTGAATGAAATCAGTTGAGACGTGTTGTCGATCAGTCCACCCTGGGCCCGACAGGCTGTCGATGGTCCTGTGGTTCCCGAGGCCGGTTGCGGCCGCGAACCCTATGCCGATGTTGAGGCGAGTGAGGGCGCCGTCAGGGGGCGTGATCGTAAACCCTGTCGAGAGCGTTGCATGCGACCCTGTGTAGTTTGCGAAGGCCGCGGGATACGATGGCTGCGAGTTGCTCCGCAGAATAACCACGGCATAGCAGTACCCCGAGTTGTCGTCGGGGCTGAACTGGAAATCGGTGTTGTTGTCATCCGCCGTTCCGTCTGCGGTCCGGGTGAACCAGTGCAGCCGGCCAATCGACGCCGGGTCCGTCAAGCTGGTCAACTGAGTTGCCCCCGTGAGGGTGACGGTCAGTGCGGAATACTGGTTGTACAGGAAGGCGAGAATCGTATCGCCCGGGATGATCAGCGCGGCGACTTCGGGCGGCAGGGTTCCTGTGTTGCCCGGCTTATCGCCGCTGACAGAAACGACATACCCGCCCGGTGTCACCGTCGCGGTTACGCTGTCGGTTCCGCCGGTACCGGTACTGCCGGGCGGGATCGTGACGGTCGCGGTGTTGACGACATCGCCGATTGCGTTGAACGTGCCGACGATCGTCAGGGTCGCGGTGCCGCCGGATGGCCATGTGGTGATGATGATGCCGGCCGCCAACTCGGCCTCAGTGGCGGTCGCTGGGCCGGTCGCACCGCCGGCGTATTCGATATCACAGGATGTGAACGTGAACTCATCAGGTAGCACGTCCACCAGCATGCCGCCGTCCGCGGCGTCAGGGCCGAAGTTCGTCAAGACGATGGTGTAGGTCTGCTCATCGCCAACGATGCCGGCCGAGAGCGTCTGCTCCTTCACGACGAAGAGTTCGACCTGCGTTGCCGCTTCGCCGAACTCGGTCAGGCCGGGAATCTGCTGCAGGTAGGCGGAAGTCTTGCCGCCGATCACCTCGTTCATCACCGGGAACAGGTTGATCGAGCGCTGAACGTCGGCCTTGCGCGTTGCAAGGTTGTACGAAGGCCCTACGAATGGAACCATCTCAGATCCACAGCCCCGCGATGACCTCGGCCGACGCGAAGCGCCCGTTGTCCTGATCGAGCGCGCGGGGCATGTTCATCTGCGGGATGGTCAGGTTGTTGCGCTTGACGGCCCGGCGTGCGCCCTGGGCGATGCGAACGACCGATGGCGGCACCTGCACCTCGAAGTCGGGCGCGATCTCCTCGGCCAGCGAGTAGCCGAACATGCGCTCGTAGCCGTTGGGAAGCAGGTAGTCGGTCGTCAGGTCCGCGAAGTTGCCGACCGCAGTGCTGGTGACGATGTGCACCTCGGCATCGCCCTGCGGCCACAGGTACACGTTCCCGAGCGGGTTCCCGCCGTCCCAGAAGCACACCGAGGGCCACGCGCTGCCCAGCGTCTTCAACTGGATCGAGTTGTAGGTGTCGCGGTCCACCGGCGTCAGCGGATAGTCCACGGTCCCCACGCGCACGAAGGACGACATCTCGATGCGGTCGGGCCGGGGCACGTTGATCTGCTGCGCCGGCCCGATGGTCAGCGAGGTAGTGGCGCTGGTGACCGTGACGACCGTGGTGGTCTGCGTGAACGCGAAGGTCGGCCCAAGGTTCCACGCGTTGAGCATGGTGTTCAGGCGGTCCAGGCAGTGCGCCGCATCGTTGCCGCTGACGTTCTGGCCGGCACCTCGAAGCCCAAGGCAGTCCAGGGCGTTGCGGATGATCTTGATGGCCGTGGTCATGCCGGCTCCTTGGCTTGTTCCCGCGCACGCGCGTCGAGCGCCGACAGTTCATCGGCGTGCTCGACGGCGAATTCGGCCATCTCGTCGGCCGCCGCGAACTGGTCGGCGTCGGTGGTCATGTCCAGCGCGCCCGCTCGACGACCTCGCCGATGAACTCATCGGTGCTGGTCGGCCGGAACTCACTGCCGCCGGGCTGGCGCAGCAGGTAGCGGTGATAGTTGCCCCGGTACACCTTGTCCTTCGTGTTGTGGTCCAGGTCGATGTTCGGGACGACCCAGATCGGGCCGCACTTGTCGCGCCAGCGGCGGGCGAATGAGTAGTCCTCGCCCCACCAGATGCGATCGAACACGCCGTGATTGAACAGGTCCACCGACAGGTGATACTGCGGGCCGTAGCACAGCTCCGGGTAGGCCACCATGAACGTGTCGACGGCCTCCTTGGTCATCTTCAGGAAGCCGGCCGGGATCAGCTTCGCCGCGATTGCTCCATCGCTTTCGCGCACGACCGGCGCATGCGTCACCGGATGCGTCTCGATCGTGCCCATGTAGTTCTCTTCGTCGGTCTTCGGCCGATAGGTGCCGGCAACCACGTCGCCCTCGGTTTCGATGAGCGTGAGCAGGTCGCGCGGCTTCCACGACATGTCGTAGTCGAGGAACACGATGATGTCGGCCTTGGCATCCAGCGCCGAGCGCAGCATCGTCGCGCGCGCCGCGCTGATGTAGGGGTTGCCCACGATCTGCGCCATGCCGTGTTCGTAGCCGGCCTCCTCAATCAGCGGAAGCGATGCCTCCAGTGATCGCACGAACGGCGCGGTAGGCCCCGACAAAGAGGGCGTGCAGAAGACCACCTTCTTCGCCGGGGCCGGTGCGGTAGAAATTGGGCTATGAACAGTCATGGCGTAAATGAGGTTTGGGCTGGCGTCAAAGATTTTCCAAACACTGAGGTGTCAAACATAGGTCGTGTCCGATCTCTTTTCAGAGGCGGATGTGCAGTGAGGACTTCGCATTTGAACAACAAAGGCTACTTCATCATCAGCCTGCAACGCGGCACTGTCCGCAAGAAAAAGCGCGTTCATATTCTCGTCGCCGAAGCGTTCATTGGCCCCAATCCTGGAGGGATGGACGTGAACCACATCGATGGCGTGAAGACGAACAACGTTGCTTCCAATCCTCGAATACCTGACCCGCTCCGAAAACTGCAAACACGGCTTCCGACTTGGCCTCTCGTACACGCCGTTCCGTGAGCGAGGGGAGAAGCACTGCCGTTCAAAGCTGACCGACAGTGCTGTCCTTTCAATCCGCGAACGCCATGCTGCCGGCGCCCGCCTGCGAGACCTTGCCCAAGAGCATTCGATCTCGTACTACACCGCGTGGGATATCGCGAAGCGGCGCAGTTGGACTCACATTTAGCTAGTGATCGCTAGCTTAAGCGGAACCTTTCCAAATGCCCAGCGCGTTCAGCGTCGCCGTCACCTCGACGATCCACGCCGTGAGGCTGGCCGCGATGGTGATATTGGACGACACCGAGACGACCGAATTGGCCTGAATCGCCGCGGCCCGCTGCGCGACCGGGGTCGCACCGTAGAACGCGATAAGCGAGGTTGCCGAGTTGCCGTAGTTCATGCCGCCTGGAGGGTTCCAGCCGATCTGCTCTGCTGCTGCCATGATTGAAGATTCCTTTCAGATGAAAGGGGCCGAAGCCCCTTGGGTGTTTCAGCCGTCGTTGTGCACGCGGGTCGCGAGCTGCGGGCGGATCGCCTTGTAGCCGTACAGCACGTCCAGCCGGCACGGGAACGTGCGGTCGGAAACGCTGAAGTCGCGCACCAGGGACATCGAGATCCCGTCCATCACCTCGCGCGCCGCGAAGTCCACGCCCTTCGGCTGCTCCAGGTCGGCAGTCACGAAGGTGAACGCGTCGCGGTGGTAGGCCAGCGACTGAACCAGCGTCTCGCTCGCGCCCGCGCCGACCTTGACGATCGCCTGGGTGTTGGCCGCGCCGTTGCTGACGTTCTGGTAGGCGCCGGTGGCCACGATCGCCGGGCTGATCGCCAGGGTCGTCGCCGAACTGCCGCTGTCCGCCGTGATGACGAACTGCTGCAGCACGCCGGTGCTCACCTTGGTCTCTGGGTGCACGCGGAACACGCCGGCAATGGTGATCACGTCGCCCACCAGGAACGTCGTCGTGCCGGTCTGCACGATGATCGACGAGCCGACTTGCGCGGTCGCCGAATTGGTCGTGTAGCCGGTCGTCTTCGCCGCGGTGCCGGTGGTGTGCGGCAGCATCAGCGTGTTCTCGTAGTGGTCGAACGCGAGCGTGCGGCCCATGATGCCTTCGCGGTACTGCTCGGCGATCTGGCTCGAGTCCTGGAACAGGCCCTTGGTGTCGACGAGGAACTTGTTCGCGTGCGTGGTGTTCAGGCACGTCTTGCGCATGTTCGTCGGCGCCAGGTTGTCGGTCAGGGTCTGCTTCGCGTTGGCCAGGGACGCGAAGTTGAACGCGGTGGCATCGCCGTCGTTCAGGTTCCAGACGGCCTTGTACATCGACAGCGCGTCGGCTTCGATGTTCGAGGCCAGGACCGCCATCGCCGGCTCGATGAAGCGCTCCGAGAAGTCGTCGATGCTCAGGGTCAGCTCGTCGCTGCCGAAGTACATATCGACGCCCTTGACGGTGGACACGGTGAGGTCCACGCTGGACTCGGCCTGCTCTTGCGCCGTCATGTTCAGACCGCTGCGAACCGTGTACTGGTTCGGCAGGCGGATCTTGAGCGTGGGGCCGAACTTGCCGCGGACCACGGACGTGCCGCTGCCCGAGTACGAATCGTCATACTGGCGGTTGATGTTGCCGATGAAATTCAGCTTCTGATGAAGGATCATCAGAGCCTTGCGGGTGACCGCAGTGGGGGTGAGATAGACGTTTGCCACGATGGGCGCCTTTCAGTGGTTCAGCGCGCCTTCCGCTTCGCATCCAGCCGGGCGCGTTCCTTCTGCAACCACACGTCAGGTGGGTCGCTGTCGGAGGGGCCTTCGGAACGGGCATTGCCGTTCAGGTGCGTGAGCGGTTGGGGTGCCTTTGAGCGTTTTTCCGGCTTCTTCGCCAGCTCGGTTTCGAGCAGCGCAAGCTTCCGGGTCCGTTGGCGTTCGGTCATCTCCGCAAGGTCTGCCAGCACGTCGGGATTGCGCCCGAGGTAGGTGAGCATCTCGGCGGCCACCTTGGGTTCGCGGTCCAGGATGTCCTCGATGAAGGGCGTGGGCTTGCCAGCGCGATCGAGAAACGGAATCTCCTGTGCGACCTCTGCGGCCAAGTCCTGAAAGCCGTCGAACTCCTTGCCGGCCTTGAGCATTGCAGAGGTCTTCGAGGAGATGGACTCCCGATAGACCCTCTGCTCTGCCAACTCGGCGGCCCGGCGTTCAATGTCGGCCTCGGTCAGGTTCCTGGTGGGCTTGGTGGCGCCTTCGTCTTGCGGTTCGTCTTCCGAACGTTGCGACGCGCGCTGTTCGAGCTCGCGTTCGAGTTGCGCGATGCGCGCGTCCCGCTCGCCGAGCCCGCGCGTGCGCGAGTCGATCCGGCGCTGCAGCTTGCGGATGGTCTTGTCATGGTCGCTTGTGGGCGCCTTGTCACCGTCCGACTGAGCGTCGTCTTGATGGTCTTCGTTCTGCAACTCGGTGAGCTGCGCATCGGCCTGGATTGGAGTCGCGGCCGAAGGTTCGACTGTGGTAGTTTGGGTGTTCATCGCCTGGATGGGTCAAGCCGAAGGGCGTCGGCTAGAGCGCGTTGGGCTGCATTTCTGCAGGCTGGGGAACTTGGGATGGGTCGATCGGCGGGAAGTCCGGCTGATCGGGCGGCATGATCTGGTCGTGCAGGTCGGCGTGCGCTTCGGTCATCGCGCCGAGTTGCCCCTGGACCTGAAGGTGCGCGCCGGCAAGCTGCTCGAGCATCGCATCGACTTCGGCCTG